TGATGCGCGAGCAGATCAAGCTCGCTCGAAACAAGAACCGGCGCGAGGAAGGCGACTCAATCGACCGCGAGGTGGTCGAGGAGATGCTCGCGCTCCTCGGTCAGAAGCTCGACCTGCTTCTGCGGCTGAAGCTCGAAGTCGAACTCGGTCCTCGCGTCGCCGGAAAGACCGCGGCCGAGGCTAACCTCGAAGGCCGAGAAATTCTCGACGAGATTCGCGAGGTCATCTCCGGCAACATCGCGACCTTCGAGGGAGAGGCGATCAAGCGCTCGCGGACGGACGAGTCGCAGCCAGCAGAATAAGCCAAGGACTTGGGTTGGAAATAAGGCGGAGGTTTTCCAAAAAATAGTTCTTGAAGAACCGGAGCGGTTGGGTTTTTGTCTGTCTCGTGAAACACAACAACTCGACCAAGACCACCGCCAAGGCGGACGTTTACGAAATCATCACCGAGCGCGTCATCGCGCTCCTTGAAAAAGGCACCGCTCCTTGGAGCCGCCCGTGGGGCGCCTCGGCCGGCGCCGCCGCTCCGGCAAACTTCGTTTCCCGCCGTCCCTACTCTGGCATCAATGCCTTGCTCCTCGGTTGCTCCGGATTCGGTTGCCCTTTCTGGGTGACGTTCAATCAAGCGAAGAGCCTCGGCGGCAGCGTCCGCAAGGGCGAGAAGGGGACGCCAGTTGTTTTTTGGAAGTTCCTGCAAAAGACCGACGAAAACGGGAATCCGGTTTTCGATGCCAAAGGACAGCCGGTCAAGGTTGGCTTCCTTCGCTACTTCACGGTCTTCAATCTGGAGCAGACCGATGGCATCGAATGGTCAGCTCCCGCCAAGATCGAGAACACCTTCAACGCCGACGAAGCGTGCGAGGGCATCGTTCGCGATATGCCACAAGCTCCGGTCATCCGCTACGGCGGCGACCGCGCCTACTATGCTCCGTCTCTCGATTTCGTTCAGCTCCCCGAGCGCGCCACGTTCAAGTCGCCGGCCGCGTTCTACTCCACCGCCTTCCACGAGCTCATCCACGCGACCGGCCACGAGTCCCGCCTCAATCGCAAAGGCGTCTCGACCAAGATCGACGCGCAACATCGCTTCGGCTCGGCGGATTATTCCCGCGAGGAACTTGTTGCCGAGATGGGCGCCGCGTTCCTTTGCGGCGTCGGCGGCATCCTCAACGAGTCAATCGACAATTCCGCCGCCTACCTCAAAGCGTGGATCGAGGCGCTCAAGGGCGATTCAAAACTCGTCGTCATCGCCGCGGCACAAGCGCAAAAGGCCGTCGAGTTTGTTCTCGGCAGCAAGGAAGAGGAAGAGCCTGCGGAATGAGAGTCGGGAAGGGGCCGGAAACGGCCCCACCTTTTTTTTAAAATAGTTCTTGAACAACCCCAGCGCTTCGGTTTCTTTCTCCATCGTGAACAACGAAACCTCCTCCCTCCTCGCGATCCGAAACGCCATTGCTACCTTCAAAAACGTCTGGGTTCCCGCCAACGGCGGCACCGAGACCGAGTTCGTTTCCCGCTCGGGACGCCGGCTCCTCTACTGCTACAACTCGGCGCTGGCGCGTCACGCCTACCTCGACCTGTCCTCGGACATGATCCTTTCCGACGATGAAGCTCTCCTCGCGCTCGGAATCTGCTGAAGCGACCGCGGCCGGCATGGGTCGGGAAACCGACCCGACGCTCGGCGTGCGGTTAATCGGAAGCGATCAATACTTCCACAACGTGCATTGCGTCTGGGCGCCGCTGCCAGTCCATTGGATCGGTGGATGGTCCCGACGAGTTCCTGACCGCGTGCGTGATAATTTGGGCCGAGAGTTTTTTTGAAAATAGGTGTTGACGAACCCCACCGCTTCGGTTCTCCTCATCTCGTAATCAACAACGACCAATGACCACTACGATCCAATCCCGCACCTACACCGTCGAGCCGCTCGAAGTCGGACCGCTCGTCGCAGAACTCCTTATCTCCCGCGGATGCGAACCCCGCTATTACGTCGCGACCGGCGTCCGCGGCGCGGTGTTCCTCGCGGTTCGCTGCGCGAAGACGGGAATCTTCAGCCGCTCCTGATCCGATGCACAAGACCATGATCACGATCCGCGAGACGGCTCTCGGCTGGCTCAATCAGCACACCGGCCGCTACTACGCCGCGGCCGGCTCGGCTTACGCCGCGGTCCTCCGCGCTGACCGCAAAGTTCAGCAGGGAGCAATCACGGCGATCAACTGGATGCCGAGCACCTCGGCTGGTCTCGCCGCGGTCCGCACGATCGGCGCGAAGTAAGCGCCAGTAAGCCTCAAAACTTTTTTCCGAAAAGTTGTTGACGAAGCGAACCGCTTCGGTTTCTCTCTCCTACGTCAGCAACGAGAACCTCAACAAAACAACGACCATGACCACCACCGAAATCAACTACCTGACCAAGAGCCTCGCCGCTTCGGTCCAAGCCTCGAAGAATAATCACCGCGCCGAAGTCATCATCGCCAAGCGTGGCGACCTCTCGGCGGTGGTCCGCTCGATCTACGGCAACCGCCGCGAGCCGCACTACGAGTTCGGCTACTGCCGCTTCGGCCGTAAAACGGTATGGCTCGGAATGAAAAAAATGCACCAATTCAGCGCCAACTTTGAAAAGACTGTGGTGACGCACGACAACCCCGAGTTTGCCGGCCAGACCGTCGGCGACGCGGCGATTCGTCAACTCGCTGCAAATTGCTTCTTCGCCGCCGATCTTGTGACCTCCGCTCGCGCCGCCTGATGAAACCGCACGACTGCACCTTCGAGACCTTGCCGGACGGCCGGCAGGTCTGCTTCGAGTGTGACGCACCCAAAAATCCCGCCGCCGTCGCGCTCGGTCGCCTCGGCGGTCGGGTTAAGTCGGACCGTAAGGCCGCGGCTGCGCGGCTGAACGGCAAGCGCGGAGGACGGCCGCGCAAGCAACAGGCGATCCCGCAATGACCGAAGCCGCCGCCGCGCTCGCGAAGTTTCAGCTCCAGAAGCCCGACCGCGCCCCGATCTACGAGTGGGCGCGGCGGCACGTTCAACTGCCGGAAAGCTACGCGACGAGCGGACCGTTCAACGCGAAGATCACGCCGTGGCTCATTCCGATCTTCGACGCGCTGCAAGACCCCGCGGTGCGGCGCGTGCATTTCCGCAAGGCGGTGCAAATCGGCGGCACGCTCGTCGCGGACGTTTGGGTGCCGTGGCTCATCGCCAACGACGCCGGACCGATTTCGTGGACGATGCAGACCGAGGACATGGTCGAGCGTCACGCGAAGTCGCGGCTGATGCCGCTGCTCGAACGGTGCAAGCCGGTGGCTCGGATGCTGCCGAAGCACGGAGCGAATCGCTCTCAGACGGAGATTTATTTCGGCGGCTTCTTTCTCACGCTCAATCCCGCGAACATTTCGACCCAGCAGTCGCAGTCGATTCGCTACAAGATCAACGACGAAATCTGGCTCCCGCGCTGGCAGGAGGTGTACGGTCACGCCGTCGCTCGCGTCTCGAAATTCGAGGAGGTCGGCCGCTCTAAGATTTACAACGTGAGCCAAGCGCCGGTCATGGACGCGGACACCGGAAACGTCGAGGACTCGTCCTACCGCTCCGGCGATCAACGCGAGTGGCACGCGGAGTGCGCCGGCTGCAAGCACCTCGTGCCGGTAGTCTTCGAGCATCTCCTTGAAAACCAAGACCGCGGCGGCGTCGTCTGGGACAAGACTGCGAAGCGCGATGACGACACGCTGGACGTTGCGCGTGCGGTCGAGTCCTGCCGGTTCCGTTGCTTCCGCTGCGGACACGAAGTCGCGGACGAGGAGCGGACACGCGCCGAGTGGCGGCGCACCGGACGATTCCTTGCGACGAATCCGTCGGCACCGAAGGAGGTCAGGAGCTTTCGCATCGAGGCGCTTGTCTCGCGGCCGATGAAGTTGATCGTCGAGGAGTTCGCACTCGCGCACAATCACGCGATCCGCACCGGAGACGATACGATGCGGCAGGAGTTTAAAACGAAGCGTCAGGCGCTCCCGTGGATCGTAGAACGGAAGGTGCTCAACGTCTTCGTTCCGAAGTCGGATTATGCGGTCGCGGACTTCGCCGACGGCAAGCCCATCGAGCACGAGGCGCTGCGAATGATGGCAATCGACCGCCAGCAAGATCATTGGTGGGTCGAGATCGGAGCTTTCTCGACGGCAACGGGTCCGCGGTATCGGCAACTTTGGTTTGGCCGAATAGACACGCGCACCGGCCTACGGATGCTCCAGCAGCGGTACAAGGTCGCCGATCAATGCGTCGCGCAGGACCGCGGCTATCGGCCGGCCGACGTGGACCACGACTGCGCGGAGTTCGGCTGGCGCTCGATGCGCGGCTACGGTCGAAGGACGTGGACGATGCGCGACGAGAACACGGGACAGATCATCAACTTCCCGTTCAGCGAACCGCACGCGAGCG